CCGTGCGTACTCGTCCCGGGCGGCCGCCCGAACTGCATCGCCGCCGGCGGTGATCGCGACCGTCATCCGCTCGGCCGCCGCCGCCTGCGCGTCCATGGCGGCCGCATCATCGCCCGCCTTGAGCTGCGCCGCCCGCTGGGCCGCCTGCCGCGCCAGATCGATCTCCGCCGCCGCCTGACGGCTGGTGAGGGCGATCCCCCGTTCGCGCAGGGACTGTTCGGCCTCATACACGGCCATCGCCTGTTCACGAGCCGCCGACCCTTTGCCGATCGTTGCGATCTCGACGTCCAGCGCCTTGACCCGGTCCTGCGCGGCCCGAAGCGCGCCGGCATCCTCGATCGCCGCCTGCGCGTCGAGGGCCGCCACCGCCCGGGCCCGCTCGGCCGCGGCGGTCGCGCTGGTGAGGTCGACGCCCCGTTCACGGAGGTCGATATCCACCCGGGCGAGCGCGAGGGCCCGTTCCCTCGCCCGCGCCGTCGCGCCGGCGAGACCGGCCTCTCGCTGGGCCAGCTCCAGCTCTTGAGCAGTCTGTCGGCCGCGGCGGGCCTCCTCCGCGTCGCGCGTGGCGTCGGCCTGGTCCTTGAGGCTCTTGTAGATTTCCTCTTCGCTTCGGCCCACCTGCCCCAGGGCTTCGACCCGCGCCCGCGCCCGGAGGTCAGCCTCGCGTTCGGCAGCCGCCGAGACCTTGGCGGCGGCTGCCACCTCTTTCGCGCCCTGCAGCTCCGCCTGGATCTGGCGGAGCCGCTGATCAGATGCCAGCCCCTGTTCAGCCGTCCGGGCCGCGAGCCCGAGATTGGTGAGGACTTCCTGGGCGTCCTTGCCCGCAACACCCAGCGCCCGGGCCTGCTCGATCAGATAGTCCAGCTGGGCACGCGCACCCGGCGTCTGGTCCTTGGCCGCCTCGGCCAGCAGGTCGCGGGCCTCCTGCGCCGCCTGCACCTGTCGCAGAGCCGCGTCGCCGCCCCCTGCGAAGGCGGAGCGCTGCGCCTGGAGGTCGCGGGTCTTGGTCAGCAGTTCGCCCATGGGCTTGAGGGCGGTCGCAGTCACGTCCGCCAGCGACTTGATCTCGCGCCGCATGGTCCCGGTCCAGCCCGCAGCCCCGCCGACCTCGCCGGTGTAGTCGCCGATCGTGGCCTTGAGGCGCGACAGCTCCCGGCGCGCGACCTTCACCGCCTCCGCCTGTTCAGCCGCCGCCGAAAATCCGAGCAGATCCCGCAGCCCCGCGCCAATACCGCCGGGCCCCATATCCGCCCGCGTCGACACCGAGAGCCGCGCCTGCGCCGCCGCCAGCCGGGCCTCGGCCAGAGCCACCTCAGCCTCAGCGGCGGCCCTGATGTTGTCGCGCTCGGTCTGAAGCTGCCCCGCCCGTTTGGACCCGCCCTCATTGAGGCTCCGCATTGCCTTATCGGCCGCGGCGATCCGGTCGGTCCAGGCCTCTGTGGCGCGGTCAGCCTCGGTGGTCCTGGTCGCGAGGTAGCCGACGCCGACGGTCAGCAGGGTGATGGCGATGCCGACCGGTCCGCCGGCCGCATTGACGAGAGCCATGCCGGCCGCCGCCGCGCGGGCGCGGAGGGCGGTGGTCTGCATCGCCGTGGCCAGGGCGACCTGGGCGCCTTCAGCGCGCGCGCTCGCGGCCGCGTGGGCCGTGGCCGCCGCAGCGACGTCGGCCGTGGCATCACGCAGCCGGACCATGGCGGCTGCCCGCTCGTCCCCGCCGACGGCAGCCGCCCGCATCACCTGCGCCTGCGCGAGGCCGGCCTGGGACGTCGCCAGCGCCTGCGCAGTCGCCACCCGCTCGGCCTCGGCGAGGGCGAGCACGTGGCGCGCGCGGGCCTGGAGCGCGGCCGACGACTGGATATCGGTGGCGGTGCCGGCAGCGACCGCCTGCCGGAGTTCGACCATGCGGGCGGCCGCGGCGCCGGCCGCCGCCGCCATCGGCCCCAGCCCCCGGCCGATCAGCGTGGCCGCGATCACCCCGCCGGCCCCGCCGGCGACGGCCGCGGCGGTGTCGATGTTGTCGGCGAGGCCCATGATCGCGGCAGCGACGCCGGCCGAGGCGCCACGCGCCTGATCGGCTTCACCCACCCATTTGAGGGCAGCGTTCGATAGCACGCCAAAGGCGCCGGCGATGGTGGGCTTCAGGCGCGCAAATTCATCCTGGATCTTCGCCGCCTGCCCGACGACCGCGTCGAACACGACCTTGCTCGTGAGCCGACCCTGATCGGCGAGACCGCGCAATTCGCCGAGCGCCACACCCATGCCATCTGCGATGGCTTGTGCCAGCCTCGGCGCCTGTTCGAGGACGCTGTTCAGCTCCTCGCCTCGGAGCGTGCCGCTGCCCAGTCCCTGGCCGAGCTGGACGAGGGCGGCCTGGAAAGACGTCGCCGAAGCGCCGCTCACCGCAAAAGCCTGCGATATCGCCGTCGTGGATAGCAGCAAATCCGTATAGCTGGCGCCCAATGTCTGAGCCTGCCGCGCCAGCGTCGCGTAGAGGTTGGCCGTCCCCTCAAAGGAGCTGCGCGTCTGCTGCGCGATCTGAAACAGGTCCGACTGCGCCGCCGCCAGAGCCGCCGACCCCTGCGTCACCAGCGAGAGCCGGCCGGCGACGTTGGTCCAGGTGTCGGCATAGGTCACCACCTGCCGCGCCGCGACGGTGAGCCCGGCCACCGACGCCAGACCGAGGAGCTGCCCGCGCAGGCCTGCGAGCACGGCCGTGGTCGCACCGGATACCGCCCCCAGGCCCTGTGCCTGCCGCGCCTGATCGCCCAGCGCGCGGGCTGCGCCCGTGGAACTGCGAGACACGTTGTCATTGGCCGCCGCCGCCCGGGCCGCGGTCGCCGCCGCCGTCACCCGCCCCTGGGCCGCCTGTCGCAGGGCCGCCGTGGCGTCGCGCTCGGCCGCGGCCGCCCGATCGAGGGCGGCAGTGTTGGTTTCCAGCGCGGCCGCCGCGCGGGCGGCCGCGCCGGCGGCGGCCATCCGGGCCTGCGCGCCCTGGACGATCACCGCCGTCGTCGCCTGATGCGCCCGCGCCTCGGCCGCGGCCGTCGCGATGGCGCCCTGCGTCTCCGCCGCCAGCGCTCGCGCCGCCCGCGTGACGCTGTAGATCGCGTCGCTGACGTCGATGTAGGACAGGGCCGCCGCATCGGCCGCCGCCATCGCCCGGCCGAAGGCGGCGGCGTTGGTGTCGAGCGCCGCCGAAGCACCCCCGAGAGCGGCGGTCATGGTGCGCTGCTGGCGCGACATCGACTGCCCGCCGCCCGCTTCACCACCGGTGCCGGCGGTGCCGGCGGTGCCGCCGGAGCGATTGACCGCGCGCGCCGCCCCCGCGGCCGCCCGCATCTGGGCAGTCAGGTCAGCGTAGCCGGCCGCGGCCAGGGCCGCCGACTGGGCGCTGGCCGCCATCTGCGCCGCCTGATCGGCCAGCGCTGCCGTGGTGCCGGCGACAGCGGCCGCGAGGGCCCGCTGCTGACGCGCGTCGGTCGCCCGCTCGGCACCGCCCCTGGCCGCCGCAGATCGGGCCGCGGCCGTGGCCGACTGCTGTTCGGCGGCGGCAAGATCCAGTTGGGACCGGGCGGCCGCCTTGGCCGCGGCGGCTGCGGCGCGCACCGCCTGCGTCGCCGCCTCGGTCTGCGCCCCCTGACGACCGATCTGCTGCCCCGTGGCGGCCGACGCCTGCCCCAGCTCGACGATATCCTGGCGCAGTTCACCGGCCGCGATTGATGCGCGGCCGGTGTCCAGATCGACTGTGAGCTTTGTACGCAGATCAGCCACGGGCGCGGGCCTCATCCTCACGGCGGCGGGCGATGTCGAGGGCGACCGCTTCGCAGGCGGCGATATCCTCAAGGAGATCCTGGGTGAGCGGCGTGCCGAGCACGTCGGCGACGCGGGCGACGGCGCTGTAGTCGAGGCCGGTGATGGCGCCGGTCATCCCCGCACGCCGCCACTGGGTCTGAACCCGGGTCCAGAGCGTCCAGGCCGGGACATTGACGGGCCAGAGCTGGATCGTGGTGTGGTCGGGATCGCGGGCGAGGGCGCCGAGATCGACCCCGAAGGCCTCCGCGTCCGCGGCCAGCTCGTCGAGGTCGGCCCGAGACGGTGCCGTCCGTACCTCTGATGACGCACGGACGGCCTCTGTCAGTTTTTTCGGCGGGCGCCTGCGAGGTTGTCATAGTAAGCCGTGATGACAGCCACGCGGATCGGGATGATCGACATCAGGCGCTCCCGTGCGCTGTCCGAGAACGGGATGGGCTGCCGATCGAGATCCACGATGTCGTCCCAGCCGATCCAGGCCTGCCGCAGCAGCTGCTTATCCCCCTCCGCGATCCAGGCGGCATCCGGATCGGGCTGGCCGTGCTGCCGGGTGATCGCATTCATGGTCTCATCGTCGAGGACGCTGAACGTGACCTTGAACCGGTGGACGACATCGAACCGGACCTCCACCGTGGCGGTGAACGTCGGCTGATCGGTCAGGCTGATCTTGAGCATTATGACTCCCTTAGGAACTAATCGGGGCGGGTGGCGGGGCAATCAGGCCGCGGTGCCGAAGGTGATCGACAGGTCCGGCGCGGTGGTGGTGGACCGCATCGTGAGCGGGATCTGGAGGCCCGTGGCGCTGTTGACCTCTGCGGGGGTGATTTCGCCCAGCTTTGCAGCCGCCGAGCCGATCACGATACGGTCGGCGCCGGTGCCGTGCGTGATCGTGAGCGTCTGCTCGGTCTCGGCGCTGGCGATCGCGAAATGGTTGACCGCGGCGAGATCGGCCTCGGTGGTGATCGTTCCCGACGGATCCCGAGCGACGATACGCACCTCCCGGACGGAGGCCGTTTCGGTCGGGTTGACCGCATTCCCGAGCGCGATTTCAAACGCGGTCGCGGACAGGTCCGCGGCCGCGAGCGTGACGCTCGTCAGCGGCTCCGACAGCATGTTCACTTTGCCACGGGTAACCGTGGGCATGCCGACCGGCACGGCACCCGGCGTCGGGTCCTCATAGAGACCCGTGAGCACGACCTGCATATACAGCGGGCCCGGGATCGTCCCGCGGATCGTCCACGTCCCCCGACAGCCGCGGATGGTCTGCGACATTCCGTCGATACGGACGATCAGAGTGACCGATGCGGGCTCAGCATCGACGGGCGTGTAGGTGACGGTCTCCCCGGCCACGATCGTCTCGGCCATACCGCACGCCTGAAGGATGTGGCCGTAGGCGGGCGGGGTGCCGGCGACGCCGCTGGTCGTCATGGGGATGTCCATGGTCAGCACCGCCCGCCGGCGCACCTGATGCGTGACGGTGTGGCTGGCCCGGCCGATATCCACCCGGCGCTCGACGGTTTCGCTCGCGGCCGGCTGGAGACTGACGTTCTCGGCATAGACCACGTCGGTCGCGTAAGACGGGGCGGCATTGGTCCCGTATGTCGCCTCGCTCTTACAAGAGACGAATTTGTATCGCCATTTACCCCACGCCATCGCTCTTCCCCTTCCCCTTCGTCTGCGTCGGCGCCGGCGCCGGCGGCTCAGGGGCCGTCGCAGACGTCTCAGCCGGCGCCGTCTCGGCGGGCGCCCGCCGCGTCAGCTTGCCGGTCGTCTTGTCTCGGATGTAGCTGCCGCCCTTCTCGGGCCACGGCCATTCGGTCGTCGCTGGCATCAGATGCCTCTGTCAGTTGAAAAGCTGCCGGCTGGTTGACCACGCCGACACCAGCCAGTACGTCCCGACACCAGCCAGCTGGCTGGCGCGGGTGCCTCCGTAGTCGATGGGCAGGAGGTCGGCCGGGTCCGGCGTCCACCCGGCCAGCGCCGTCTTCAGGGCGCCGAGGACCGTCTCTGCCTCGGCGAGGTAGGCCTCACCCGTGCCATCCTCATATGTGCGGATGCACACGGCCGTCAGCACTGAGATGGAGACGGGCTGCCAGTGCGCCCCCAGCGTCCGCGACGGCCGCGGCTCCTCGCTCCAGGGGATCACGTAGCAAGCGCCGCTCTCGGGAGCAGTGCCATCGCGCACCGCCTCCAGTTCGGCGGCCCCGGCGACCGACACGAGGGGCGGCATCGCCACCGCCCGCAGCCGATCAGCGATGGCGCGCGTCGCCGCGATCACAGCCAGCCGTCCATCGCGCCCGGCCGGCTGAACACGGGCGCATCCGAGGCCGCGTGCACCCCGCCCGCGGCATCAGCCACCGGCGCCGCCACCCCGTCCACCCCGGCCAGGACCAGGCGCCCGGCCGATGCGTCGCCCAACTGCTTGAGCGCGTCGCGGTAGTCGGCGATCACGTGTTCAGGGGGCCCATTGCGGTGCAACCGATGCCGGGCGATCGAAACCGCCCAGCCGCGCACCATCGCCGGCGGCGGATCCGACAGCGGGGTCAGATAGCGACCCCGCAGATAGCCGTCGATCGTCTCAGCCGCGTCGGCGATGGCGGCGGTGATCACCTCGGGGTCCGGGGTGCCGTCGCGGTCGCGATCGGCGATCTGCCGGATCTCTGCTTCGCCGGCACGGGCGATCAGGTCGTCGAGCCCGGCGTACATCAGGCGCCCTCTGCCGGTTTTGTCGGCTTCTTCGTCGGGGGCGGCGGGGGCGGCGAAGAGGGCGACGGACTGACGGTGGAGCCACCTCCGCCCTCGCCTGTCGGGGTGGGCGCGGCCATCGCGAGCCCCGCCAGCCCCTGGCTGATCAGCGAGGCGGCGACATCGTCGGGGACGTCGACGGTCTCGCCGACGCCGTGGCGAACGCCGTCGTGACGCAGGCAGGTCTTCGTGAGGGCGATCGCGACCATCACAGGATCTCCCGGAACAGGTACCCCAGGTCGGGCGCGACCACGCGTTCCTCGACCTCTTCGCCGACGCGCACGCGGGTGCCGCCGTACATGCCGATGCTGTCGTCCAGCTTCGATCCGGCGAACCGCGCACTGGCGCTGCCGGGCGCTTTCGTCTGGGCGGTCCATCCCCAGGTCACGATGCGCTTGCTGCCGATGTTCGGGGCCTGATAGGTCAGCGAGGCGTGGCCGCCCCAGACGCGCACCCGTTGCGAGGGCTGTCCGGGGCGGGCGGCATTCACCCATGCCGCCCCGACTTCGATCCTGTCGACCTCGATCAGATCGGCGGCTTCCCGCCTCGTCACCCGCCCCTTGTCGCCGCTCGATCGATTGATCGCGGACACAAGGGCCGGATGCCGCCGCAGCACGGACCAATCCCGAGCGCCGAGCGTCATCACGTTCGGACGCAGAGGCGGCACGTCCAGTGCGTCGGCAATCTGCCCGAGCGGATCCGACGTCGGGTCGGACCACTTATCGGACCCGGTCAGCGTCTCCACCTGCGACGCAGCGTAGGACGAAGCCGACTGCACGATCGACGCCACCCGCACCTCACGGTCGAGCAGGATCAGCTCGGTGAGCCCCGTGACCGCGAAATCCACCGGGTCGTAGCCGTCGGGCGCATCTCGGCTGTCCGTCAGCGGCACCGGATCGTCCAGGCCATACCGCTTCGTCTGGCTGGTCCGCTCCTCCGCGCGGAATTCCACTTCGGTCGGCGCTGATTTGCGCCCGACCGTCGTGTCCGGGACCGTGATCAGCTGATCGAACCCGAACTGGTGGTAGAGGTAGACGCTCTTGTCGTGCGGCGGCAGGCGCGGCATGACATTGTCGGCGATGTAGGCGCCGTTGGAATAGGCGAGCGAAATGCCCGTCAGCACGGGCGAAATCGGGAACGGCTCTCCGGCCACTGCTCTGCTCCTTAGAAGGTCACGCGCCCAGGCATCACCATGCCGGGCACGATGTCGCCGGGCGACGCGGTGACGGTCGGGTAGCCGACGGTCCAGTACGAGGTGTCGGCCGTGGAAGGCGTCTGCCCCAGGGCGCCGCCGGCCAGGGCGCGCAGCGGCATCCCGGCGGCCGAGGTGGTGCCCGCGCCGCCCGGTCCGTCGCCGATCACCATGTCGGTGATGCCGCTCAGCACCACGTCGACCGGTTCACCGGCGGTGACGCCGCCGGGGCAGTCGGTGACGCCGATCCCGCGATCGCCGGCGCCCGCGATCGTGACCGTGCCGTCGGCGGCCCCGTACTTGACGGCCCGGCCGTGCGTCAGATTGACGGCGGCGACGCAGGCCTTGATGACCTTCGCATTCGACATCAGGCACCCCCCCGCCGGCGCAGCTGCGCCACGGCATCGGCGTGCGACAGGATGCGGCCGCGCGCCCGTTCGGTGGCGATCAGGTCTTCGATCATGGCCGCCACGGCGGTGGCGTCGGTCTGCTCGGCGAAGCTCGGGCCATCGGCGTCGGGGGCCGCGATCTCGCCGGTGTGGACAGGCAGCGGCAGGCTGGCGATCAGGTCGCGCAGCGCCTGCCGGGCGGAAGTCTTAACGACCTCCCCGCCCTCGGCGAATTCGACAGATCCGTCAGCGGTCGCCAGCTCAGCGAACACCGCCTCAGCGCGCGCCTGAAGGCTCCTGGGCAGCCGCCCCGCCTCGACGGCCTGGGCGACAGCCATCCGATCATCGGCGATCCGCTGGCGCCGCAGCGCCTCGGCCGCGTCGCGCTCGCGCTGGATCTGCGCCGCCTCGCGGGCGGCGATTTCCTGCTCCCTGCGCGCGAGGTCCGCCTCGCGGTCGCCCCCCGTCGGCGCGGGTGTGGTGGTGGCGGTCATGCGTTCCTCTTCCGATTTCGGCGCCCGGGACGGCTCCGCGAATGCCGGCCCGGGCGCCTGGTCCTCGGCCGGCAGGGGGTGATAGCCCGCTGCATCGCGGGCCTCTTGATCGGCGGCCGCGAGTTCAGCGGCCGAGATGATCCGATCTGCCGCCTCCGCGCCCTGCGTCTCCGTCAGCCAGTCCCTGACCCGCCGCAGCGTGCGGGTCACAATCTCCAGCCCGCGGCCGGTTGCGCGGATGGGTGCCGCGCCTTCGGACAGCTCGATGTCGATGCAGTCTGCCGCGTCGCCGAACTCGATCGGCCGCAGGCCTTTGACCGCCGGGGGCGTCGCGCCCAGGAATCCCACATGCCGGAGGTGCCATCGCCCGGGCGTCGGATTGCTCGGGGCGTCCGGCGGATACAGGCGCACGGAGACCTTTGCGTAGCGCTCGGCCCGAACCAAGTCGGCGAACTCGGGATCCACCGCCTCCGGAACCGCGACCAGCCGGCCACCCTCCACACGGACCGCCGCAATCCAGCCCCAGGCCGGATCGTCGGTCCGCGGATGGCCGATCACGATCGGCGCGCGGTGGAGCTTGGGGTCATACGAGCTGGCGATCTCATCCAGCTCCCGTGGCCCAAAGGTCAGGGGAGGCCCCCCGGACGCGGGGTGGTGGGATCCCAGGCTCAACACTTCGATCGGTTTCATGGGGCCGATTTTGACGCCCCCGCACCGCTCGGGTCAGGCTGACAGATGTCATACCGCCGTCGCCGTCGCTCCGCGCCGCCTAGAGGCCCCATACAGCGCGATCTCGTCAGCAGACTCCGAACGGACTCCAGAAGCCAAGATCAGCTTCCTTGGATGGTCTGGGCGGCGTATTGGGCATATCCGCAAGATATTGGGCGCCATGCCGGCCCGCTGGCCGCTTCGGGGGGGGGTATCCGCGCGGGCCTAAAAATGCAAAGAAACCGCACTTCCGCATTGACGGATGCACGGTTTCCTTGCATTATAGGTCTTGTCAGGCAATGGTGCCTGACATGGACCGAGAGGAAAAAGAGATGAAGCTCACCCTCAAGGTCCGGACCAAGCGGCTGACGGTCACCCTGACCATCATCATCCGCTTGTAACCCGGAGGGCGGTGCCGAGGTGGCTCTCGGCACCGCTCCCCGAAACCGTGCCATACCCCTTCGGAGAGCGCAAGATGACCCGCGACGAGTTCAAGATCACCCGTGACCAGCTGGGTCTCACGCAGGCCGACCTGGGCGCCAGGATGGGCGTCAGCCGCAATGCCATCATAGACCTGGAAGCCGGCAAGACCACGCTGCGCCCCATGCACGTGCTCGCGATCGAGCGCGTCTCGCTGGCCGTCGCGATCGAGCGGCGCGACCCGATGTTGGCTGTCCCGTCAGTGCGGCGCGAAGCCCTGGCTCTGGTGCAGCTGATCACCGGGTGAGTAACCCTTGCACGTAGTCGGCCGCCAGATCGAGCATGTCCTCGGCGTCTTCCTGAGACAGCCCGAGATAAGGGCGGGCGGGGATGACGACGATGTCCGCCGCGAACAGCCGGCCAGCCATTTCGAACACCAGCTGCGCGGCCGTCTTGGGGACGATGATCGCCCCGAACTGATGAGCGGCGGCATAGATGCGGTTCGTACCGACCTCCAGCCGCCTGTCGCCGTCGGCCTGCCAGACGATCGTCGACATCAGGCCGCCCATGGCGCCCCCCTCCCGGAGGATACCAGGGCCTTTCTTGCCCTTGGCATAGAGCGGATTGAGCGCTTCCCACGCGCTGCCATCCGGCGCCGTCTCGGTCAGGAACCGGTCCTTCGTGGACGCGACGAGGGCTGCGCCGAGATTGGCGATCAGATCAGCAGGATGGGTCAGCCCGCGCGCCAGGGCCTGGAGGGGACCGGTCAGATTGTCGACTGTCGTAAGGCCGGCACCGGCCATGGGGGCACCTCTTGCGGTTTCGGGGCGGCGCCACCATCATCACCCTGTCGGGCGGCTGAGGCGCCGACGCCCTCGGTAGGTCGCGCGATGCGGGCGGGTCCGGTCGGCCGGATCCGCCCTTACTCTGTCGGCGGATCGGTTTCGTCCGGCAGATCCGGACGGCGGTAGAGCAGCGCCCCGCGTCGCTGGCGGGCCAGATAGCTGCCCTTGGTGTCATAGGCGGTGACGCCTTCCCAGCCCCGGGCTGCCCAGCTGAAATAGGCGAACAGCTCTCGCCCGTCGGACAGCCCGGCGCGGCGCAGATAGGTCCGCCGCAGGGCCGGCGTGCCGGACGCGGCGCCGGCCCAGTCCACCCAGATCTCGTCCGGATCCCGGATCGCGTCTGCCAGCAGCAGCAGATAGCGCTCGCGACCGCGCTTGGTCGCCTTCAGGGCCACCTCTTGACCGGCCTGGTCCCGCTGCACGAACAGCTCACGGTCGATCAGGATCACCCCGCCGGACGGGTCGCGATGCTCGCGCCCAAGGCGCTGCGAGGCGCCGAATTCAGCCAAAAACCGATCGACATACTCGTCTTCCGACAGCCCTTCGGGCAGCAATCGGGCTGGGTCTACCGGCCTGATCGGCGGCAGCGGCGGCAGATCGGGCAGCGTCGACGGCTCGCCGTAGTCAGGCAGCGGCTGGGCCAGTTCAGGGGGTACGATCCCCTGACTGGCCTCGCCGACGTTGTAATCCCACCCAGGATCGATCCCGCGCGGGATCTCGCGGCGGTCGCCGGTGCGAGGGTCGGTCCAGGTGTACGTACCGTCCTGGGGCGCTTCACGCTTGACCTGGTTCTTCGGATCGGCTTCGAGTCTGGCCAGCTGACGATCCGTGATCGGCTCCACCCAACAGCCACAGCCCCACCCATTGGGCGGGTAGTGGGTTTTCCAGAACGGATCATCCCGCGGCAGGACGAGGTTGTTCCAGCTCAGATGTTCCGGTCGTGGATGCTTGGACCCCGAATGCCGATACCGCAGATGCGGCCGCATGCGGACGATGTCCGGATCCATGATCTGCGCCCACCGGCCGGCCTGATAGGCCGTCTGAATGTTGGTCTGGTAGATCAACCGGGCGCGCCATTCGCGGGTGCCCGTATGCGACCAGCCGTGCCGGTCGACGAGATCATCGAAATCCCGCTGGAACTCCTTGAAGCTGGTGCCTTTGGTGATTGCCTTCTCGACGGCGACCCGCAGATCGCCGAGCAAGGCATCGCGTGAGGCGCCCGCGACAGTGAATGCTCTCGCATGAGCTGCTCCATAGAGGTCAGTCCAGGCCTCCGTGGGGATCGACACCTTCGCCCTGTGGTGTTCGATCGCTTCCGGGAACGGTACATCCACCGCCTCAATCGCCATCCGTCGTCACCTCCGACCTGCCGATCACATCAGCCGCCGCCAGCGCGTCAGCGAGCACCGACGCGACATCCGACACGTCCAGGTCCGGCGACGCCTGGAGCAGCAGCTGGATCAGCTCATCATAGGACCCGGCCGACATCCAGATCTCACGGAGACGGTCGATCAATCGGGCGCGGGCGGGCGCGGTCTCGGCCAGGGCACGCGACGCGAGCACGTCGGGCACGCGGTCGACCGGGACGCCGACGGCCTCGGCAAAGGACGGGTCGGGAGCGGCTTCGGCCGACGCCGGGGCATCGGCGGGCGGGGTGGCCTTGATATCGACCCGGTCACCGCCGTAGGTATCGTTGATGTACTTCACCGGGGCGCGGTAGCCCATGCGATCGAGCCGTTCGTCGCGCTCGGACAGCTTGTCGAGGTCATCCGGCTCTGAGAAGTCGCGCCAGAGCTTCGGGTAGCCGGCCGCGATCGGCAGCGCGTTCACCTCGATAATCCAGCGCACGAGAGTTCGGTTGATGGTGTCGCAGACAAGGTCCGCATCGGCCTTCGCGAGTGCGAGGCGGACGTCGTTGTGGACCTCGCCGAGCGCCCGCGACCCGTTGTCGCCGGCCGATGTGCTCAACGTCTCGCCCAGGACCGCCTTGGTAAGCATCTGGTCGAGATACTCGGATAGTTCACGATAGCTGCCACCAGATGACGCCGCCTGGAGATAAGCGATCGAGATATCGTCCGGGGTCACAATCTTGCCGTTGCGGCCCAGATTGCGCAGATGATCAAGGATTTCCTTCTGGCGTGACTGGTCATACTGGCCGCTGTACTGCGCCCAAGTGGTCGGGTCCGAGTGCCGCTCATTGCTTTGAAGCCAAGCGGCCAGCACCTGCCGCTTGAACAGCGCCGGCCAATAGATCACCGACCCGATGCCGCAGCCATACAGATCATCATCGTGATCGTGGATGGGGTAGCGGTGTACCACCATCTTCCTGGCCGGCACCTCGATCCCGGCCAGCATCGAACCTCGGGTCAGCAAGCGCAGGTTACCCGACGCATCAAACCTGAACCGCCGCTGGTTCCGCGTCTTGGCCGCGGCAGCAATCCAGAGGCCGTCGCGATGCTCCCACATCACCTCGGCGACGGCGTACCCCTTCAGGATAGCGCCGAGCAGCCCCTTGGTGAGCCGGTCCAGACCGATCTCGTCGAGCTGGGCGCGCACGACCTCGGCCGCCCGCTTGTCTGCGCGGCGGTCGCTCGCCGGATCCACCCGCCACTCCCTTTCGATCACCGCCATGGTGCGCTTTGAAAGGACTGTGAAGGCCTCGGGATCGCGCCTCACCTCGTCATACAGGGCGGCACCCTGTGGGCCGCCGCGACGCGCGATGACGTCATCCTGGGGGGTGAGGAGGCCTGTATAAGCGGGCATCCACGGATCGGACGCGATGCCGGCAATCTCTCCGGGTGTCGGTTTCTCGGGCATCACATCCTCCGGTAGTCGTCGAGAGTGCCGGACAGGGCGCCGACATAGTCGCTGATCACCGCACGCTCATCCTGGTGGTCGACATCGCCGTCCTCAAGAGATCCAATCGGACCCGAGGGGCCGCCCCGCTGATCGCGCGCGAAGATCGCCAGCGCGGCGGCGATCACGGTATCGCCGTGCCGTGGCAGGCCGTCTCGGCCCTTGCTGCGGCGGCTGCCCACCTGTGGCACCCCGCGGATAAGTTCGATCGCGCGGTAATCCGCCTCGACATCCGGGTCCGCCGGTACCGGCAGGTCGCCATCTTCCATTGCCGCTTTGCACCGGGGCATATGTTCCCGATACCACTCCGTCGACAGCTTGATTTCCGACACTCGGCGGCCGCCGAATTCCAGCGTCATGGCCTCCGCAAGTGCGGCACCATTGCCAGTTGCATCAAGGGCCATGTGATGTAGACGGCCCAGGCGCTTACCGAGCCACACCAGGATGCGTTCCTGAGCCTTGAACGGCACGTTCCGGAGTTCAACAACGAAGGGCGTGATCCACTGATTCGCCACTTCGGCGAGCGCCCAGATGCACGTGGCGTCGACGGTGCGTCCGAAGTCCGTGCCGAGCACAGATCGCGCGGGGACCGGCATGGCGTCAATGACCGCGGCAAGCACGTCCTCAATCCAGTCGTCTACCACGGCAACCATGCCAGTCGAGCCGGCGGCCAGCAGGTCGGCCGGCGCCGTCCACCGAATTACCGGGATCTGAGGATCCCGGACCTGAGCAAGCAGCGACGCCTTGAAGTAGGCGCCACCTCCGGTCCGTGGGATGACGTCAAGTTCCTCGTCTGCGTTATCGCGGTAGATCCCGCGTATGAGTGTGATCCACTCGTCCTTTGTCCGGCCGCCATGGCGACCGGTGAACTTGATACGCTCGTAGAGACCATCGCCAACCGCGTCATCAAAGGTAATCCGCACCAGTCCGGCGCCCGTGACGCGGCCGGCCCGCACGTCCTCAACCAACGCCGCGAACGGGTTGTCAGCACCATCATGAGTGCTGAGCACCACCACCCGACCGCCCCACATGGTGAGGGCCAGCGCTGCTTTGAGGATTTCTTCAAGGTCGGTGACAAAGGCAGCTTCATCGATCAGCACCAGCCCCTGCCGGCCGCGCAGTGCACGGGGCGTTGACGGCAGGGCCTCGATCACATAGCCGGATGCCATACGGATGCGCAGGGCCTGCATTGACCGCGTTTCGCCACTTGGCAAGAGGTCTTCAAAGATGAACTCTTCCGCCTCGCCGGCGATCTCATTGATGCCTGCCGCCCAGTCCGCACAGGCCTGGATGAACTCTCGCGCCATTTCCAAGCTGGTGCCCAGATAATAGACGTTCGATCCGCCCGCCGCCTTGCTGGCCGCCGAAGTGAGGACCGCCAGGAAGGCTAGAGCCCAGGTCGCTCCAATGCGTCGCGACTTCTCAACGACGGTCAAGGCATGCGTACTGACCGTCTCAAGCAAGCGACGCTGGTATTTCAGCAGCAGGTCGGCGCTACTCATACGTCGACCTTGAGCACGGCCCGGGTGAGCTTGGCGATCAGATCGGCGGAGGCGCCGGCCGACTTGGCGGTCGCAGCCGCGGCTTCGGCGGCCTCGCGCCGCGCCTTGTCGGCCGCCCGCTTCTCCGCCTGGAGCACGCGGTCCGCGTCCACCTTCCTCGCGCTGGCCGCGTTCTTAATCGCCGATGACAGCATCATCAGCTCTTTAGGGTCGAGGGTGGCACCATCGCCAGCGCCCGCCAGCGACACCTTCAAAATCAGCCCCTGCAGAAGCTCGATCGAGGCGCGATTCATGACATCGTCATCGGCGTCGTCGCCGAGACGGTCGACCACCGCCTCCGCCACGCTCCGCGCCTGCATCGTCCGCGCGCGAAGCTCGTCGAGACGTTTGATGTAGACCCCCAGCCCACTGCGGCTGACATCGGTCACGCCCAGGCCGTCGAGGTGAGAGCGGATCTCGTCGATCGTGTGCCCGCGCTGGCGCAGACCCCGGATCGCGTCCAGGATCTCGGGCGGCAGCCGGTCCACCTTGCTCGGGCGCGCCATGGGATCAGTCGCCGATCAGGGGGTATGCCACGCCCGGCACCGCCGGCACCTGCCGACGCAGGTAGAGGCGGCCGCGGGGGGTGATTTCGGCGCCGAGCACCATGCCGCGATACCAGTCCGTCTTGACCAGTCCGGCTTCGCGGAGGTGTTCAATGTCCTCTCGCACCGTATCTGGCGCCGAGGACATGCCGCGATACTTCAGAGCCCAGAGGTTCGCGCCGATGACGGATTCATTGGCCGCGCCTTCCTGTTCGACCAGGATCCGCAGGATCGAAAGTCGCCGGCCGGCGGCGGGGTCCATCCGGTCCGAGAGGTCATGGTCGCTCATTTCGCTTCGAGCCTCCTGATGATGTACTCCTCGACCCGCTCGATGGCGCGGCCTTGACGGCGCTGCTCCTCGCCCACCGTCGCGATACCGCCCTCCAGGCGGGCCAAGGCCTCGCGGAGGGCGGCGACATCCTCGACGGTGGGCAGGTGGCGGATGTCGGCTTCAAGGCGCTGCGTCCGCTCGGCAAGCTCCGCGATATCGTCGGCGGCCGGCATGTGCCGCACCTCACCTTCGATCCGCTGAAGCCGGCCGGCGAGATCCGACAGACCGGCCTGGACGGGGACCAGCGTCTCGCGCAGGTCGTCTTGAGAGACGAGCCCGCGCCGCACCACCCATGACAGCACGGGCACCACGAGCGTGCCCGTCGCCATGACGACGATACCGAGGGCCGGCACGATGTCCTTCAGCCACTCCGGCATCGCCTCTCCCTTTCCTCTGCCTTGGCGCAGTCGATGCAGGTCCGCGCCCAAGGCAGCGCTGCGCGCCGCTCAGCGGGGATCGCATCCCCGCAGACCCGGCAGGTCGGCCGCCCCACAGGCCGCGGGCGGCGGAGGTGGCGGGCGAGCGCGTCGGCCGCCGCCTGCGCCGCCCGGTCGGCTGCGATGTCGGCGTCGTCAGCCATTGGTGGACCTCCCGGGGAGGCGGGCGGTGACGTAATCCCAGAGGTCCGCCGCGCCGTCCGCGCCAGCGAGGTCAAACCGCGAGAGGGCATCGGGCACCCTCCGCCTCAAGTAGTTGACGGCCACTTCGACGGCCTGGGTTTTACCCTCGGGTGTGGTGATGGCGGCGCCCAGCAGCTGGGTCGCATAATCGATCGCCGACAGGGTGGCGTCTTCCAGGTACGCCCGCACTCGGGCGTCCTGCTCCAGCCCCAGCCAGACGACCGCACGGTTGATCAGCCGCACCGCATAGCCGCCGGCGATCACGCCGATCGCACCGAGCACGCTCTCGATCACCGGGCCGACGGCAGCCGTCGCGGCACTGGCGGTGGTGTCGGCGGCATAGACCACATTGGCGACCAGGGCCGACAGCAGCAGCAGCAGAACTGCCATGGCCGCCAGGGTTGAGAGGATGAAGGATGTGCGGGCGAGCAGGGTGCGGATCGTCATGTCAGACCTCGTCATAGGCGCGCGACAGCCAGCCGCGCACGAAGCGCGCGCCGAACTGCGTCGTGGCCGCCAGCAGCCGGTAATATCCAGCGGCTTCAGATCGGATTGCGTGGATCAGATCAGGGCCGATCCGGGCGATCGCCGCCCGCGAGATCGGGCCGAGCGCGCCGTCCTCGGCCAGCGCCTCACCGTGGGCGCGGCAGGCCCGCTGGATCAGCTTGTGCGCTTGCACGGGGCCCATATTGACGGCGAGATCGAGAGCCTTGCTCGCGAGCGGGTCAGGCAGGGCCGCGTAGTCGAGGGCATCCCACCACAGCACGCGGTAGATGATCTCGGCATCCGCCCGCGTCAGGCGGCGGATGGTGTCGGCCGTCACCTGCGAGGGGATCGCGAGCCCGGCCTGGGCGAGACGGCGACGGTCGGCCGCACTCAGGCGGCGCAGGTAGTGGATCGAGACACCCCACTGAGTGATCCCACCCGGATCGGCCGGGTCATCGGCGAGACCACCCTCGTGGAGTAAGAGACGCCCGACGGCCGCTCGATAGCGGGCGTCGGGCGAGGTGTCGGGCTGGGGATCGCCCGTCGGGAGGATCGTGACCATGGCCACGATTTTCGCGCGGGCCGGCGGGCGCGATCAGGGGGACAGATGTTCACATCCGCCGGGTAGGTCGAGATCCAACTGCCGCCCATCCTGCCGCCGCAGCCGCCGGCGATGCGCCCGCCCGCAGGTCGGGCAGACGGGCGCGGGCTCCACGTCGTCCGGCCCGCCATTGCCGCGGGCGACGCCGGCGGTCAGGCGGGCCGCGTGGGTCTCGGTGATGCCCAGCTCGCGGGCAATGCGGGCATGGGTCCAGCCCTCCGCCCTCAGCCGCCGCGCCCGGGTGGCCCGGATCAGCGGCGCCGCGGAAGGCACGGGGTGCGTGTCGCCACCCAGTTCCGACCGGCACACCAGCCGGGCCGCCTGGACGCCCAGAACCCGCGCCAGCTCGTGCCCCGGCCGCACGTCGCGGGGCACGTACAGCCGGGTGCCCCCGTGCGCCTCGGCCAGCCGCAGGGCGGCGTCGACGCCGGCGATGCGGGCCACGATCGACAGCATGCCGGGCAGGGTGTCGGGCTTCGGGGTCCAGGTCATGGCGTCACCTCTTGAGGTTTTCGCCGGGCATCACCACCCAGCACCAAGTGCCCCGCACTTCGGTTCCGTCCCTCCACCGCCACCGAACCCGCAGGACGTGACGACTGCCCTCAGGCCGATGACGGATCACCACCCGCTCGGCCACCAGCCGCCCACCAGCGGCGGTGTGGCGGGCATGGGCCGCGGTGGCGGCCGCCGGCCAGCCCGGCAGGGGCTTCATGCCGCCCTCCGCCGGCGGACTTCCACCCCAAGGGCAGCGATCACGGCGTCGAGTTCCGAAGCCCCCATCCGGCCGAGGTCGACCTGGGCCGCAAGCTGCCCGCCCCGCCGCAGCTGGGCCTCGATCACCGCCCGGCGCGCTTCCAGCGGCCCCGCATCGGCCGGCGGCCAGTCGACCCCGCCCTCACGGGCGATCCACGCCTTCAGGGCCTCGATCACCTTCGCGAGCGTGGCCGGGTCGACCCAGTTCATGGCGCTGATACCCGTCTGCCGCTCGATCCACTCCCCCAGGCCCGTCTCCGACGGGTCATAGGTGATGCCGAGATTGTGCGCGGATACCCACAGGGCCCGGATCTTGCGGGCCTGCGCCGACCCGGCCGGGCGTCGATCGCCCTTGCGCCGGCGCGACTTCGGCGCCCACCCGGCCGCCCGCAGCGCATCGAGCACTCGCCCGAGGTCGGCGGCCGACGCGGCCGCGGCCGAGCGACTGCCGATGGTGCGGGCATAGATGTCCCGGAGACCATCGTCCGAGAGCCCCAGCTCCCGGGCGGCGGCCCGCACGGTCCGAAGCCGCAGCGTCCTGTCATCCATGGCGGGCCTCCTTCAGGGCCGCATCGACGGCAGCCCTCAAATCGGGGGTGTTCAGCTCGGCGATTTCGTCGGCCGGCAAATCGTCCGGCACGTCGATCACGACCGAAACCGCCAGAGGGCCCTCGGAGAGGATCTGCCACCCGGCCTCCAGATAGGCCTCAAGGGCCCCGTAGGGGATCGTGGTGACATAGCGGGGCAGGTTAGCCATGGGCGGCCTCCCCGATCACGGCGAGCAGCTGGGCCCGCGCCAGCCGCCGGCGGCGCTGCGCCGCGGCGCAGACGTCGCGGGCGTGGCGGGCGGCCGCCCGCGCAGCATCCCAGGCAAGCTCGGCGTCGAGGGCCGCGGCCTGGGCGGCCGCGTAGGCCGCGGCGGCGGCGGTGGCTTCATTCGCTGCCATCGTCGCCCCCTGCTGCCGGCCGGTAGGCCGTCAGCCACCGATTGCGGGCTGCGTCACATGCCTTTTCCGCCTTGGCGTGAGCCGCCCTGGCCGTCTTCGCGGCCTTTTCGGCCCGCAACATCTTGAGGCGGGCCTCCGTCTCGCGGAGGTGCGCCTCGTCGTAGGCCTCTCCCAGGGCCTCCAGGTCACTACCCGCCATGCTTCGCGCCCCCCTTCTTGATCATCTCCCGCAGCCGCCCGAAGGCGGCCAGTTCGTCCAAGATCACCACCCCCCGTCGGCCCCGCATGCCTTTGGCGCCCGACGCCCACTCCCGCAGCCTCGTCGCCATATCGTGCGCCTGGAGCGCCCGGGCAGTGATCGCCATGCGCTCGTCGCGCGGCGCCAGCCGGGCGGCCAGATCGAGATCGTCGACGATCTGATCGAGGTCATCGGCCGCGCGGGCCAGGATCGTCTGATAGCTCATTCACCCGTCTCCCGAACTGCCCTGAGGATCTCCAGGTACCGCGCCCGCACCACGTCGAGGGCATGCTCAGCCGCCGCCCGCTCAGCAGCCGCCCGCGAAGCGACGGCGCGGTGGTGGCGGCGGTGGAACCACCGACGCAGTGCCGACCACTGCCAGCCCGCCTCATCCGCCACGAGTTGCTGGGCGCGGGCCTCCCCGGCGGCCGCAATGGCGCGCCGCCAGATGGCATAGGCATCGGCTTCCGCGCCCGGCGCCGCCACGTCGATGCCACGGATCGCCGTCTCCAGCTCGCCCGTCATGACAGCGGCATCCCAAGCGCGCGCTTGTAGAGGTCGAGCAGGTCGTCCTGCTCCGCCACGTCCTGCGGCTCCATCCTGCGGAGCTTGATCAGCTGCCGCATGACCTTCGTATCGAAGCCGTTGCCCTTGGCTTCGGCGAAGACCTCGCGGATGTTCGCCGCGATGCCGGCCTTCTCTTCCTCCAGCCGCTCGATCCGCTCGATATACGAGCGCAGAACGTCGCCGAAGATACCTGCGACCTCGGTCATGGCGTCACCTTGTCGATGTTGTGAGGGGTGAGAGTGAAGGTCAGAGCGACCACCCAGGGGTTGGCGCACCAGCCCTTGGGGCCCCAAGTGCCGTAGATGCGGCCCCATGCCGCGCCGAAGGCAGCGATGGGCATCACCCATGACGGCGACCGCGACCTGAGCGTGTCGGCGGGCGTCAGCGGTTCGAGAGCGTATCGATCCGCCCAGGTCGGGCCCATCTCGATGCGTCTCACGCCCTCGGCGAAGATGTCCGCCTCGCTGATATCCTTCAGGCGTTCGACGCGGACGTCTGTCAGCGCCAGCGTGGCCCGGCTGGCCCATCGCGGCAGGCCGGTGCTCGGCCGCCACCGCGGCGGGTCCGCCCGATCGAACGCAGACCGGTAGTAGCAGACGCGGTCCAGCGTCGGGGCAACGGCCATCGGCAGCCCGCCCCACGGACCCCACCGCACCTCGTCGGATCGGTCCTGGCCGTAGGCATGACAGAGCGCGTGGGCTTCCCGGACCCAGAGGCGGTCGCCGGGCTTGTAGGGCACCGGCAGGGGCATGAGGCTCGCCAGCGTTCGCCCCTCCGGATGGATCAGCGGGATCGGGAGCCGGTGCTGGGTCTTGATGCCCTTCACGACGGCCGGCACCCACAAGGCCGGGATGTTGATCGGATAGTCGGCCATCACTGCTCCCCCAAGAGGCCCGCCGCCGGGGCCGCGCCCCGAAGCGGCGCATCAATCCTCACGGCCCGGCCGGCGGCCGCCCCCGCGGCTTTGGCCCGGCCGATGTCCTTGACTGCGGTCTTCCCCGCGGCGAGGGGGCGCTTGCGCCGGAGCGCGATCCCGCGGCGCGCCAGCTCGTCGTCCAGGGGTGACAGGGCGGCTTGGATGCGAGCGACCCCATCCTCGGGCGACACCCCATCCAGGCCCTTCCTCTTCCAGAGCCCGAGGACGAGCTGCTGGCCGACCGAGACAACAAACTCGGTGAGCCAGGCCCTCGCAGCCGCCGCGCGGGTCTTGGGCAGCCGCCGGCGCTGATAATCGGCAGAGGCGCGGTAGGCGGCGAGCCCATCACCCGCCGCCCTGCGGATCACCTCGTGCACATACTCGGCGACCAGCACCGCCGCGGGCGCGCCGAAGTAGACGATCACCCGCCCACCGGATGAGGACGACGAGTGATAGCAGCGGCAATCCGCGAAAAGCGCGACCACCGGCCACAGGTTGTCGAGCGGCGTCCGCCGGCCAGCCAGCTCGACTTCCCGGGCCTCGGCGAGGGCGGTTTCGAGGGCCGCTTCGTCCAGGCCGTGCGCGGCCAGCAGCTCGGCCGCCTTGGTCGCGGCTGCCAGCGCTTCCGCGGGCGTGCACCCGCGGTCCGTGGTCATCGCACGAAGCGCCTGGATCCGGGCGCGGATGCGGGTGAGATCTGCGGTCATCGCCCGTGCCCCCACGCGACCAGCTCGTCGGGCGTCATCGCCCGATAGTGGGTCACCGCGTATTCCAGCGGCTCCCCGTCGCGGTCGGTCCAATGGGGCACGACCTTCTTCTTCTGCTCCGCGTAGGACCGGGGCGACAGCAAGAAGGCCAGGGACGACAGCATGGCGCCCCGCTCACCGCCGCCGACGGTCCGGACCATCATCGGTGCGCTGGTAAGCCAGATCAGCTTGGGGGTGACGGCCCGGACCTGGAGTAGGTCCAGGGGGTTCATGCCCTCCGCCGCCGCCCAGCAGGCAACGATCCGGCGCGAGACGCAATTGCGCAAGTGACTGTCCTCAGGCAGTCCGGTTGCCAGCTCGGCCGCCCTTGCCAGCGCCGCGACAGCCCCGCAGGTCGAGCCCTTCTGCCGGAGCGTCTTCTTGAACACCTTTCTGGCGTCGTCGTAGGTATTGGTCATAAATCGTACCCTTTGAGGTATGCGAGCCGCTGCACCGCGGCCCTCAATGGTGTCGGCATCCATGCCCGCCCGAACTGCCAGATCAGTAGGTCCAGCACGTCCCGCTCAGCATCTGCGATCGCGTCCTCAGTGGTGACGCACGCCGCCGGCTCGGGTGTCGGGCGAGCCGCTTCCAGCGCGGCGAGGCGCTGTTCGATCGCTTCCAGGCGGTCGAGTTCGGACATGGCCTCTGCCAGTTACAGCCGCCGCAGCGGGATGACCTTGCCCATCCCGGCCGCGGCCCTCTCGCGCGCGACCCGCGCGGCAAGATCGATCTCCATCTCCCGCACGCGCGCCGCGATACACAGCAGCAGCGCCACCACCTGTTCCCACTCATGGGCAGGGATCTCAGTGGGGGCGGCCTTGTCGAGCCGCGAGACCAGCTCGCGGATTTCCGTAGACGGGGTCATTTGCGTCCTCCGGTTGCGGCGACCCCGTACAGGCACGTCTTGCAGGCGCGCCACGTCTGGATCGCGAGGTGTGAACTGGTCGGCGGCCGCGGATCCGTCCGGATCCGACGGCACCGCGTTTCGTCAATGCGCCCCAGGACGGGGCAGTCGACGGCCTGGATGATCAGGCCGCGCACAGCCGCCTCGACCCGCGCGTAAGAGCCGTCATAGGTCCGACGCAGCACCCGGTGGACGACCATCGGGTCGTATCGGATCTGGTAGGCCACGGCGTTCGCAGTCCGGGTCTGGGCGGCATAGGCCAGAGCCCGCACCCAGTCCGGCAGGTCGTGCCCCCATGCCGCCATCGCCGTGCCGACATGGTCAGTGCCGGGCTGCGGGGTACCCTTCTTCGGGCCGCGCTTACCCATCGCCGACCTCGCGCGCGATCGGCCGGCCGAGCACCTTGCCGGTGTTGCGGTCATAGACCGCCTTCAGCTCGATCACGGCAGGGGGCAACGGGCCGGTGAGGGCCGAGGGCAGCAGCTCGTAGACCATGCGGCCCGCTTCACGGGTTCTCACGAGCAAGCCGGCTGCGGTCAGCGCCTCGCAGTATTCCTTCGCTGACGCCTCCGATACCGAGACGTCGGTCGTCCTCGCCCAGTAGGCGAGGTCACGGGCCGTGACCCGTTTGTGGATCGTGAGGGTGCGCCACATCTGCTCGCGCCCGAGCCCCCGCGTGTACCGCGTGCCGTCGCGGCGGATCATCGGGGTGAGCGGGCCGGGGTCCTCTGCCAGGCCCCACACAGTGGTTCCATGGGCGCCAACCCGCAGCCGGGTCAGGATCCCGGCCCGGCCCAGCCGGGCCATGTAGCCGATGATCGTGGCCCGGGTCGACCGGGTCGCGGCGCAGGCCTCGGCCACCTCGCGCACCGTGACCTCGCCCCGGGCGAGGCAGGCCTCGCGAATCAGGCGCCAATAGGCCTGATGACCGCGCGGCGCCTCGGCCTCTGCCAGTTCCGCCATGATCTTGATCGAGCGGCGGGCCATCAGATCCTCCGCATCTTCGACGGCGCGGCATCCCACAGGGGCCGATCGCCCCACCGGGCGGCGTCGACGACGTCGAGGCCTTCGGCTTCCGCCCAGTCGCGCACCGCATCGATCCCGACGCAGATCCGCCGGATCCGGCCATCGGCCTGGATCGCGATGCGGTCGGTCAGATCGCGGGTCATCGCGACTTCGGGAGCGTACAGCTTGGCCAGGACCTCGGCATCGTCTGCCGTCGCCGGCTGCGCGGCCGTCCAGGCGAGCACCCGGTTATGCAGCCGCTCGTTCCGCCGCATCGCCTGAGGCAGCAGCTCTTCGCCGATCAAGATCACCGGCGCACCAGTCTTGTTGTGGATGTCGCGCAGGGCCTCGTCGTAGCCCTTGGTTACGGCGTGGTCGGCTTCGTCGATGATCAGCAGGGTTGGGGCTGCCGCCAGCGCCTCGATCACGGCCTGATGGAGGTCGGCCGTGGTGCCGCGGGCTGGAGCGCCCACCGCCCGCGCGAGGTGTTCCAAGAACTTCTTGGTGGTCCACAACCGCCCGAGTTCGAGGTAATGGGCCCTGAACTCGTTCGCCGCATAGGTCGAGGCGCAGGTCTTGCCAAACCCCGAGGGGCCGTAGAACACGCCGATGCCCGGCAGATGGCCGCGGCGGCCGCAGAGGCGGCCGGCGAGTTCCCTGAAGAGGGCAACATTGGTCAAAGGCGCAACCGTGTGCATTCTCAATACTCCTGAATAAGTACCAATGGTTGTCTCTGCGGCCGCAGCCCCGCCTTCAGCCCGATTTCCCGGGCGGGCAGGCGTGTCAAATTCAGCGCCGCCGTTCCCGGGCGACGCCGGCTTCCATCATCGCGATATCCCTCACCTCGGTGGCGATGGCGGCGTTGATCGCCTCAATCTCAGTCAGGGCCGCCACCATTTCGGTCAACGACCACGTCACCACCGGGGCCGCCTCGGCCTCGATATCGGTCCAGTCCACCGGGGCCAAGGTATAGATGTGCCCGCCTTCGGCACGCGCTTCCGCGTGTGTGGTGATCCGGATAATCGACAGACCGAGCCGGTCGGCGCGGGAGCGCAAATTGTTGATTTTGTTCATCGATCCTCCTTCAGCGCGCGAGGATGGCCGCGCGCTGTTCCTCAAGATCCCGTCTGACCCGGTATTCGGGTCTGGTCCTGTATTTCGCGAGCCAGGACGACTCGCTTTCCGTGATGCTTTCGCCGGCATCGACCCGCCGCTCGATCTCCCGCGCCCGGGCGTACCGCACCTCGGCCTCGGTCGCCGCGGCCGGCGCCGCAGCACCCGGCCGGATCTCGACCACCTGCGCCGAGCGCTGCCATTCGGCCGCGGCGGCAGAGAGGGCTGGCGCGGGCGCCTCTGTCGGTTTCTGAGTGGGCGCCACGCGGATGCTGGTGATCCGCGGGATATCCGGTGTGGCCGGCAATTGGTGCTCGACAACCTGCCCCGCGAATTCGGCGTCGATTTCCTCGATCCGTCGCTCAGCGGTTTTCAGGCGGCGCCGGTGGCGCTGCCGCGCGATGTGCTCCAAGGCATCTGCCGACACTTCGGGGACGACATTCGCATCGCGTTCAGCAATGCAGATAGCCCGTCCAGACGCATCGCGGACCCACACGCGCGACGCGTCATGGATGCTGTAACCCACGCGCACTCGCTGATCCGTGTAAGGCACGAGTTGATCGTCGTAGTACTTCCCCCAAGGCAGGGTCACCCACCCACGCTGACACGTCCGCACTTCGTAGATGCGGTCGATGTCATCAAGCAGCGCCTGTGGCAGTACATCGGGTTCCCAGCCATCCGCACGCGCCTGGGCCATGGCCTCTGCCGGGGTTTGGTAACGGGTGCGGCCGGTCTCGTCATCGCGCACACGCCGGAGCGCCCGATGCGGGCTGTTGTTATAGGCATCGACGCGGTCGCGGAGCAGGTCCAGGAACTCCGCCCATGACAGCAGCACCCGGCTACCGCCAGTGGACCTGACATCACGCTCGATCCGCTTCGAGACCCGCTTCAGGGCTTCGGGATCCATCAGCGCCCCTTGATAGGTCGGCAAGGCGCGCTCAGCGGGCCCCCACAATGTGGCCATCAGCCGCTCGATTTTCCCGCGCGACTGCGGCCGTCCCGGGGTCGATGTCTCGTGCATTACACCGCAGCGAGCGAGCATGCCGATTTCATCTCCGCCGACCTGACGACCCGCGAAACCTGGGCCGTTATCCGTATAAGCGACACCGGCCCGCCCGAAGCGGGTGAAGGCGTGAAGGTATGCGTCCCGGACAACCAACATTCCTTCGGCCAGCCCGACCGACCACCCGACCACCATGCGGGTGGCGACATCGAGCACCGCCACCACCTCGGGCCGGAATGGGCGGCCGTGTTGGGGGTGCGCGACCGCCGACTTGAAGGCGTGGCCATCGGCCGTGATCACATCCATGGGCATCAATCCCTCAGACGATCTGATCTTGTGGCCGCGCAACCCCAACAGTGCATTCGGGCCACGTCGGCCGGCCTCCCGAACCTGAGGCGGCAGCTTGTCCAGATAGTGGCGCGCCTGGGCATAGGTCGGCGGCTCGACACCAGCTGGCAGGCGCCGCGCCAACTCGATCAGCGCCTCCGTGAGGGGCGGGTTGGTGGGGCGCCTATATATACTGAGTAGCGCTGATCCCCAGGCCGGCTCAGGCCGGGCCGCCGGCGCCAGCGGCAACAGCCCGGTCCAGCCTTCCCGTGCACGTGCCGCCCGCCACCGCTTCACGGTCCGCTCCGACAGCGTCCGCCCACCCCCTTCGGCCGACCGCGCATTCGCGAGCGGCACGAAGCGCGCCAGCTGCTCCGACAGCGACCCATCGGCCGCGGCCGAAACCAGCGCCCGGATCGCTCGATCCGACCCGTGCACCTCGGCCAGCCGATCGACTTCCGCGAGCAGCGCCGCCCGGGCGTCTGCCGCCCGCCGCTGCCAGTCCGCGGCTGCCACGGCGGGCGCGGGCGCGGAAACCTCTGGCAGTTTTTCGGACCGGACTTCGACGGCCTGGTTCTCGGGCTGGGTGGTGAGCTGGTGTCGGGCCAGCTCCTCCCGCACCTCGGCAGGCAGGCGCGTGACGTCATAGAGCTTGATCGGACGGCCATTCGTATGGGCCTCGATCACATGGGCCCAACTGCCGCGATCCGCGCGCAGCTGGACGGCGCGCTTGTGAACGCCGAGAGCGTCGGCGATTTCTCGCGCGGACAGCAGCAGCTTGCCGGTCATCGACGACGCCCTCCCATGAGGGCCCGTTCCTCGTCCCGCAACTCTGCGATGCGCCGCCGCAGCTGGCCCAGACGAGCATCCCTCGCCTCCTGTCCCATGAGGACAAGGCTTCCCCGCTTGGCGGCGAGCAGGCTTTGCAGGCAGGCACTATCGGTCGCCGCTTCGAAGGCGGCCGCGAACTCGAACGGAAAACGATGCCGGTCTTTTGATCGCGCGGTCCACGCGTTCAAGGTCGCTTCGCTGATATCCGCGGCCGCGAGATCGCTCATGCGGGCCGCAATTTCGGACCGCGAGAGGGGTGTTTCCTTGAGAGCCTGGGCCAGGACCCCACACAGTTCTTCGCCATAGGCGAGGCTGCCAGAGACCAGCCGCGGGGCGCGCGGGATTTCCCAGAACCCATCTTCCAAGGATAGTTGCCGGGGGTCGCGGCGCCCGCTCTTCATGCAGCACCTGCATGTCTACGAGGCCGCTTGCCTTCGACATTGCGCCCCCCGGAGCGGGCAGTAGACTTCACGGGATGCCGCCGATGGCCGGCAGCATCGTAGCGTTCCGGGAACAGGGCTTCGGGCGTGAGATCAAGCGCATCTGCGATCGCAACTTCCTGCAGATACAGGGGCGATCGCAGAGCTTGGCTTACGACGCTCTTGCTCCAACCGTGCGCGCGTGCGATTTCCGCCAGGGACGTGTTCCGCAGTCGCAGCTGCATCACGATCCAAGCGGTACGCACATAGGGGTCAGTCGGTACGGAGAGGGTCATATGTCACATCACACGTCAGGTTTTGAGTCGGGTGTCTGGTCACTTCACTCGTATAGACATGACATACCCATATGGAGTTTTCAAGCCCTCATGGAGATTCGTATTGGCGATATGAATCTCCATAATCTGGTTCAGATAGCCATATGGAGATTTTTGTTGAGGATCAGCCCCTTGGGGCAAGCAGGCCGCCTGCCCGCAGATTTGCGTTGGGATTCACATTGCGAGGCGCCCGATGCGAACGTCTAAGAGGGCCGGAGGCTCGTCCGAATTCGGCAAGCGCCTACGGGAAACAAGATCCAATATGGGTATGCAACAGCACGAGCTGGCTTCTCTTCTGGGTGTTTCTCTCAACACCTATGGCCGCTACGAACGGGGAGAGAGTTCACCCGACGTAGACGTTCTGGAACGGCTGATATCCATGGGTATTGACGTTCACTGGCTGCTCACAGGCGCGCCGGCTGAACATCAACGAGCCCCTGCCGAGGTCGACCCGCAGCTCATGGGCATGATCGTCGACGCGGTGCGGGCGATGTACCGTGCCGAGGGCGCAGCGATCCCGGATCGGACCTTGGGAGAGGAGGCGAGCAGGATCTACACCGAGATAGCACCGCGGCAGGGCGACCCCGCCGCCGCCCTCATCGCCCTGGGCGAGATCCTCGCCGACAGGCGGCGGCGGCTTCAGGACAGCAGGAACAACCCGGCCCGTAGCGCCAAACGCCCGGCCTGA